TCCTCAGGGTCAAGGTATTGGTTAAAGTTAATGTTTTGAATAGACCCCTCATTCATGATTATTTCGTTTTTCAAGTCTTCACACCATACCCCAATTTTCTCGAAGTCGTTAATTAAGTACTTGTTAACAATCATAATTTCACCACCAACAACTCTTCTGTTAAATAACGCAGAGTGTGCTGGTTCAGTCATTTCAAATGAACCTGTGATTTTAGCTGAAGATGCAACTGGCATCTGAGCTGTAAATAAAGAGTTACACACTCCGTATTCTTTAACTTCTGTTTTTAAGGTATCCCAATCTAAAAATAATTCAGATTCGTTTAATCCCCACATATCAAATTGGAATACACCTTTTGACATTGGTGACCCTTTGAAAAATTTATATGGTTTTCTAATACCTCTTTTACATAAGTCATTACTTTCAGTGATAGCTGCGAAGTAGATTGCCTCGAATATGTTTTTATTTAAAACTTTAGCCTCTTCAGATGTGAAGATGTAATCCATTAAATAGAATACGTCCGCCAACCCTTGAGTTCCAATAGCAATCGCTCTTTGTTCAAGTCCTCCTTTTAATCCTTTTTCTGTTGAATAGTTATTTTTATCGATTACGTTGTTCAACGCTCTTACCGCTCTTCTAACTTCTTCAATCAATAACTTATAATCAAACTTACCATCAACAATAAAGTTTTTCAATACGATAGATGATAACGTACAGATTGCAGTTGTCTCTTCATCAGTGTATTGGTAAATCTCGTTACATAAGTTTGATTGTTTAATTACACCGATGTTTTGGTGGTTAGTTTTCTTATTCGCACTATCTTTAGCACATAAGTAAGGAACCCCTGTCTCAACTTGGGACTCGATAATTTTAGACCAAATATCTTGAGCTTTAACTTTTCTACCGATACCTAAATCAACTGCCTTTTGATAGTTTTCTTCGTATTCATCACCATAACATTCTTGTAATGGTTTGATACCCGATTTAATAATTTCATTAGGACAGAATAAGTACCAATCTTCATTGTTCTTAACCGCTCTCATGAAGTTATCGGGAATCCATAACGCGGTGAATAAATCTCTCGCTCTTAATTCCTCAGCACCTGTATTCTTTTTAATCTCTAATAGGTCCATAATATCTCTGTGCCATGGTTCTAAATAGATAGCAGCACTACCAGGTCTTCTTCCTTGTTGGTTAAAGAATCTTAATGACTCGTTAACAATTTTTAAGTACTTTAGTAATCCTCCAGCAAATCCACCTGATGATTTAATTCTACTTTCTTTACTACGAATGTTAGACATTGATAATCCAATACCCGCAGCGTCTGAAGAATAAGTTGAAATATCATTCAAGGTTTTCAATAACCCTTCTCTCGAGTCAGAGTTGTTGTAATGTAACACACAAGATGCTAATTGAGGTACTCTTGTACCCGCATTAATCATAATAGGTGTCGCCTTTGATATACGTTGGTTTGATAATGAGTTGTAGTATTCTACCGCCTCTTCATACGTGTTAGTTACCCATAGAGCAACTCTCATGTACATGTGTTGTGGTCTTTCAATTACTTTACCTTCAGGTGTCTTTAACAAGTACATTTCTTGTAATGACCTCCAAGCGAAATAATCAAAGTTATAATCATTTTCATGATTAATGACCTCATCAATTTTACTCGGACCATATTTTTCAATGATTGACATTAGTTCATCATGTACAATACCATCAACGTGTAACGTATGCATTGTATTTGAGAAACTTGGGTCAGTTTCTTTGTGGTAAGAAGAGATTGCAACTGAAGATGCAAGTCTTGAATAATCGTGGTGACTACCCGTGTAAGCGGCGGCAATTTCATATACAAGTTTGTCTAACTCTTTAGTTGTTATAACACCTTCTGTAGGTACAGAAGTAATAACTTTAATAAAGATTTCGTCTGAATTTACAGTTAAACCTTTAGAAGCTCTTTTAATTCTGCTATATATTTTTTGTGGATTAAAGGACGCATCTTCCCCGCCTCTTTTTTTAATTTTTAGTGACATCATATTTTTAATAGTAATAAATTAGAAATCAGAATCAAAAGATAATGTTTCGTTTAGTTTCGCTTTTTGGTATTCCATCGTTCTTGACTCAAAGAAGTTACCCTTTGTTTCAACCGCGATTTGTTCCATAAACTTAAATGGTTGTTCAACGTTAAACTCTTTTTTACAACCAAATTTAACTAATAACCCATCGGTTACGAATTCAAGATATTGTTTCATTAAGTTTGAATTCATTCCGATAAGTGAAACAGGTAAAGATTCTGTGATGAATTCTTTTTCAATTTCAAGTGCAGATAATAGGATTTCTTTAATTCTCTTTTCTGATGGTTTGTTCTCTAAGTGATTATTAACTAAGTGAATAGCAAAATCACAGTGTAGGTTTTCATCTTTAAAGATTAAAGAATTGGCGTTACATAACCCTTGCATGATTCCTCTTGATTTCAACCAAAAGATTGAACAGAATGAACCTGAGAAGAAGATACCTTCAACCGCAGCGAACGCAACTAATCTCTCTTGGAAAGACGCATTTTCAATCCAATCAAGAGCCCATTTCGCTTTCTTTTGAACCGCAGGTAAGTTATCTAATGCTGTGAAGCATAGTTGTTTTTCTTTCTCGTCTGAGATATATGTGTCGATTAATAGAGAGTACATTAAACTATGTATATTCTCCATCATCAGTTGGAACCCGTAAAAGAATTTCGCTTCAGGATATTGTACTTCCTTTAAGAAATTCTCAGCAAGATTTTCGTTAACAATACCATCTGAAGCCGCGAAGAACGATAAGATGTTCTTAACGAAGTATTGTTCGTTTTCAGTAAGATTATTCCAATCTCTGATGTCATTACTTAAATCAACCTCTTCTGCCGTCCAAAACGCCGCTTGATGTTGTTTATAATATTCCCAAATGTCATCATACTGAATTGGGAAGATGACGAATCTATTAGGATTCTCCACTAAAATTTTTTCCATAATTATTTTTTGTTTTTTTTGTATTAAGATTGTTGTTTTTGTTCTTCTTTTTGTTTTCGTTTCTCCATCAACTCTTTTACCCTATCTCTCTTTCTTTCCTCTTGTTGTTCTTCGAAACCTAAGAACGTTACCGAACTCTCGGTATCAATTTCAAGTAACTCATTGTTAAATTTACAGTTCTCAAATACTACCCCATCTTTACCTAAACGTGATTTAGTAATTGCGATAGTTGCAAGGTTCATTTCTTTCTGTTGAAGTGTCTTAGCCACAGAGATGATTACGTGACCAACCTGAGCCTTTTTAATCGAACCACCCATTTGGTCGGTAGTTACAACTTCAGCTGAAATAGAAGACCTATTACCCTGTGTGGCGGTCCATCCAACTAAGTCTAACTCATGACACATAGCTTCGAACCCTCTCATTACAGAACCTTCAGCCTTCCACTCATCTTTACTTGTAGATTCAGGAAGTATACAGTCGATATAGTCTAACATAACCAAGTCAATTTTGTTACCATCAGCTATCATTTTTCTTACCTGATTCTTAATTTGATTCATAGTCATAGTATCTGAAGCTAATTTCTTAAGAACCAACTTGTTTGGCATACTCTCTTGGATTTCTGTAACTTTACTCATTACTTCATCTTTGTGTTTAACCAAGTTATCAGGTTCAATACCTGTCCAAAGTGTGAAGTGTTTTCTTTGAATAATCTTTGGGTTATCCTCGAAGAATACTTGAAGGACATTATATCCTAAGTTAAACGCTGTGTTCGCAATTTTGGTTAAGATTGTTGTCTTACCCACCCCTGTTGGAGCTAGGATAACACCAATCTCACCTTTGGCCAAACCACCCTTAAGTAGTCTATCAATTCCAGGAATTCCCATTGGAATTGGGTGACGATAATCCTCGTCTAATACGGTATCCAAGTTAGCGAAGATGTCCGTCTGTCCTTTGTCGATTTCACCGACTTGTAACGCGTTTCTCACCAATCCTTCAACCTTATCGTAAGATTCAAAATCACCTTCTGTAATAATTTTCTGAGCTTTGTCCATCGCCTTTTGAAGTTCTTGTTGTTTACAGAACTTTAAAGCTTTCTCCTGAACGAATACTGTACCTTCAAAAGGCGCATCTTTTACCTGTTTCAAGGTATCTAAGACCACTTTTGCAACGATTTCCTGTGAAATTTCTGACTTAACAATTTGGTCAAGAGTTTCGAAATTAGGCGTTGATTCATACTTTACATAGTATTCTTTTATCATCTGTAAGATGATTTTGAAGTACTTGTTGTCAAAGTACGATGACTCAATCACGTCCATAATAGACGATGAGAAGTCCTTATCAACTACTATTTGATTTAGTAATTGAATCTGAAATGTGTTACCTAAATAATCGAAATTTTTGTTCATATATTGTTTTAAAATTGTCCCCTGTATTATTAAATACTTACTTACTTAGGTCGAATTCCAAATATTCGTAAGTTAATTTGTTATTTGAAAAAATGTCAGTTAACTCGCGAAGTACCTCTTTTAAAAATGGTCGTACGTCGACTGTATAACGAACTTTTGGCGGGAAAAATTTTCCATCAAAAACTCTATGACAAATTGTCGTGTCTCCAACTTTAACATAAATGTTAAATACTTCAGGCCCATCTGTGTAAGATGTGTTCATAATAGATGGGTCGTGCACAATAGCATCCTTGTTGTCCATCATATAGATTACGGTTTTCATTTTCAACGCGTAAGTTAACTCATCTTTCAACCCTAAAATGAAGTCGTACAACTCCACCGAGTTTTTCGCTTTAGGGTTAAACCCTCTAACGTTGAAGAATCTTTGAACTACAATGTTATCATTTAAAGTCAAAAGGAATTCCATTTTTGTGCTGTCTTGCTCTCTCATGTTTGTTTAATTTTTGTTTGTATTTTGCTTAAAATTTAAATAAGTTATCTGTTTCATTTATTCCCAATTCTTCATCTCTATAGAAGATAACTGAGTGTTTGTCTTTTACTTCTTCGTCAGTAAAATAATAAAGTGCTAATGAATATCTTGACACATCATCAGGTGTGTTTAATGGTATTGGATGTCCATGAGGCGCATCTTCAATAGAGAAAATAACTGCTCTGTTGAATATTGGTTCTACCTCTATTTCTTTCTTCCAAGGTTCTCCTCCCCATAGTTCTAAATTACCTCCCCATTCTTTTACCCAATTTTCATTTAAATAAAGTAGTACGTTTAAGTTACGTTTCCATTTTTGGTTAGGGTGTTGGTTATAGTCAATGTGAATGGATAACTTACCTCCTTTATTTATCTTATGTATTCCTCCTCCCATCATAACAGGGTCTCTATATAATTTTTCGAACCCTGTTAAATTCTCCAAAAATTTAATAAATGGTTCAGAGTTCATATAATCTGTAACCATATTAGTGATAGGAAGAAAATTTTTAAATTCTTCCATATCCGTATTCTCTGACGGATAATATAGTTTGTTTTTCTCAAATTCTTCAACCCATTCTTCCCCATTAGAAAACCATTTTTTGTGTTTTTTAATTTCTTCTAAACAACTTTTTAGTAAAAACTCGGGTAGAAAATTATCAATCACAATATACGGAAAAGGTTTCGCAGTTTGATATTGAATTTTTAGTTTGTCAGATAAAGTATAGTCTATCATTTCTTTCGTTTTTCTTTTCTTGTTAATTTCATAAATGGTCTTAGGAAGTTTACCCAAGCTTCATCGTTTTTTGGAAGATATTTGAAGAGACCGTCTTCCATCATAAGTCTCATTAAGTTTTTGTACCCTCTGTCTGTAGGGTCAATTGTGTCTGTATATATTTGTTCGACAAGTTCTTTACCTTCATCGGTAATAAGTGGGTTCCCAAGGTCTACAATCTTCATGTTTGTGTTGTAGAACTCTTCACCAAGTATACCATTTTTTGTCTTACCAGTCAAAATATTCTCAAGGGCTTTTGGTTTTTTCTTCTGCTGGTTATTTCGTGCATTATCGAGTAATTCGTCCATAATGCATGGTTTTCCCAGCAAATCAGGGAAGAATTTTACTAAAGTTTTTTCCCCTAATCCTTCAATACCATCGATATTGTCGGACTTGTCTCCTGTGAAAACTTTGGTAAGTAAAACGTTATAATGTGGTATCTCAACCTTATTGATTGTTATCATATCCCCATTCTTAAAATACTGTTTTGAGATTGGAGAATATATGGTAACTTTTTCAGATATGAGTTGAGTTAAGTCTTTGTCGGCTGAGAATATTATTACGTCTTCATCCGTTGCAACTTTACAGTAGTGAGCAATTAAGTCATCAGCCTCGTTGTTAATCATCTCAACTTGGCGTACGAATATCTCCTCGAGATATTGTTTAACTCGAGATTTTTGTTGGAGGTATGACTCGTACTTGTACTCGTTCATGTCCTGCCTTCTATTCGCCTTATATTGGGGGTATATAGATTTCCTAATTGATGAGTTCGAATCACCGTCCCAAAAGACCACAACCTTATCCAAGTTGTGCTCTTCTAGAAACCGTCTTAAGATGTTGATGAAGTGATAGATTCCACCTAAGTGGTCTCCGTTATCATACATCTCTCTAACTCCGTGAAATCCTATTTTAAACAGATTGTCTCCGTCTACTAATAATGTCTTAATCACTGGTGTGATTTAAAGGGTGAAACAATAATACTAATCTTCTTTTTCTTCTTTCAAATCGAAGTCACCATCAGTTCCGATGAT